GTCGAGGTCGTCTCCAAGGAGCTTGGAACGGCGACCTACCGGCTGGACGCCGACCCCGAGCCGTGGCGCAAGAAGCGCCGAGTGATTGGCTGGGAGGTTGTGCTCCGGCGCGTCGAGGATCACGAGCGCGAGGGGCCACACTGATGGGCTACAGCGGCGCGCGACTCCATCACTGGTTCCAGGACGGTGGGGCTATCGACCGGGGCTGTCGGCGGATGGCGGAGCGCATGGGCACGCACATGACGGCTGTGGTCAAGCAGAACACGCCCATCGACCACGGCACCCTGCGCGCCGAGATTCACGAGAAGCTGATGGTCGTCTACCGCAACGCTCGCGGCGAGACGGTCTACGAGACTGGCTCCGAGTCGAGCCTGGAGTACGCCCCCTATGTCGAACACGGCACCGGCCTCTGGGGGCCGAAGCATGCGCGCTACGAGATCAGGCCCAAGCGCCCGGATGGGTGGCTGCGCTGGATCGACCCGCACACCGGCCAGCCCGTCTTTGCCAAGCGTGTGATGCACCCCGGCTCTCCGGGCAACCACATGTTCGCCATCGGCACCGCGATTGCCGAGCACGAGTTCCCGATGGTCTGCCGGGACATCGTCGCAGAGGTGATGAACGACCTGGAGCGCTCGATCCTCCGCCACCGGGTGACGAGCGTGAGGAGGTTTGCGTGAGAACTGGCGAGGACGTGATCCGCTCGCTCAAGCGCTACATCGCGCACGCGCTCGGGGAGGAGTGGGAGGTTCGCCTCTGGGATGAGGAGGGCACCTTCCACCGTCCGTTCGCGCGGGTGGCGAAGGTGGGCGCGAAGCTAATGACCGGCCCGGTCGTTCACTACGACAACGTCCAGCCCTGCGCGATCCACGCTTACCCGGTGGAGCAGCCCTCGGTCGAGGAGGCGATCATCAACGCCGAGCGAGTCGAGGCGCTCCTGGAGACAGCCTTCCGGGTTGGGATTGCCTACGACGACCCGCTGATGCCGCCACCGAGTGTGATCTGTGTGGGCTTCGCAGAGGGCGGCGAGCTTGCGGCGGACACCTACGTCTACAAGCTGAGCGCCGTGAACGCGAGTGGTGAGAGCTTGCCCCAGGGAGAAGTCAGCGCGGTTGTGACTGGAACGACCAGTCGAATCGAGCTTGCCTGGACGCCTGCTGCCGGAGCCACGAGCTACCGCATCTACCGGGGCGCGACGCCGATCACCACAACGCTGCTGGCCGAAGTGATCGGGACAACCTACGAGGATCTGGGTGACGTTGTCCCAGGCGTGACCGAGCCACCCGAAACGACGAGTGCGACGGCCACAATCCGCTCGGCTCCGATGCGCGTGCCCCTCTACGACTACGAGGACGTGCCGGTCAAAGGCACGGGCGCAACCTCGGATCGGCGGGAGGTCCATGACTACATTCGGGTGATCGACCTCTCGATCAACAAGCTCCACGACCCCGTTGACGACCGACTGGTTACGTTAGTCTGTGATGCAAGAGTTGGCTGGCGTCAGCGCGGTCGAGTACCATCTGGGACGAAGGTGTTGAAGTCTGTGAAGAACACAACCACCACGAGCTAAGGAGCCACCGCCAGTGGCAGAGAACAAGAGAGAGCAGAAGGCGGAGGCCAAGCCTTCGCAGGCTGAGGACGGGGGGCCACCCTCACAAGTCGCCGGAGACGGCGGCACGGCGTATTCCATCGACCGGCTGATCGCAGAGTCGGACGCCTTCCTCGGCATCCCATCGCATGTCATGGCCGGAGCACTCCACGGTGAGAAGAAGAAGCACCTCACCCTCGACGAAGCTCGTGAGCGCGCCGAGAAGTGGAGCACCTCTCCGGTTCAGACCGAGTCCGCATAAAGGAGGAGTCGAGTGCCCGGCGCATACAGCGAGGCGAACCGACCGAGACGGCCAGGGTCTTACTTCAACTTCGTGGCCCGGCCCGAGGTTCGCGTTGCCCCGGCCATCGGCTCCGTTGTCGCCGTCCCGATCATCCACACCTGGGGTCCAGAGAACTCGGTCGTGCAGGTCGGCTCTCTGGGCGAGTTCGACGCGATCTACGGCAACTACCTGAGCGCTGGGCGCAACGCCGTCCAGATGGCCTTCCGAGGCGAGGACCTCGACGGCGTGCTCGGTGCCGGAGCGGTGATGGTCTACCGCATGGTCGCCTCGGGCGGCGCGAAGGCAACGCGCATCCTGACCAACACGACCCCGGCGACAGCGATCACGCTCTCGGGCCGCTACAAGGGCACCAAGGGCAACGATCTCAAGGTCACCGTCCAGGACTATGCAGCCGACGCGGCCAAGACGGAACTGATCCTCTACGACGGCTCCGTCGAGGTCGAGCGCTACGTCTACGCCGACACCGACATCAACGATCTCGGTGCCCAGATCAACGGCACGGGTGTCTATGCAGGCACCGGCTCCGACTGGGTGACGGCGGTAGTCGCCATCTCCGGCACCGCGCTCACCATCGTCACCTCGGTGTCGCTCACGGGCGGCAACGACGGCTCCACGCTGGTGTCTGGCGACTGGACGACGATGTCCACGGCGCTGGAGGTCCAGAGGTTCAGTCTGTTCGCGCCCTACGACCTGACCGACTCCTCCATCGTCGCGTCACTCAAGCTCTGGGCCGTGAACATGAACAAGAACGGCAAGCACTTCATCTCTGTGTTCGGCGGCGCGCTGAACGAGGACGTGGCGACCGCGATCACGCGCTCGGCGGCGCTGAACTCGATTCCGTCCGGGGAGTCCCAGTCCTTCGGTGACCTGTTCGTGAACCTGGGCGTTGGCTCCGTGGAGGACTCGCTGATGCTCGACGCTTCCTCGCTACCGACGGTGCTCTCGACCTCTCAGCTTGCTCCGCGTCTGGCGGGCATCCTCGCCGCACGGGGAGAGGCCATGTCGATCACGATGGCTCGCATGCGCGGCCTCAAGATGCTCGCTGGTCCGACCGAGGGCGACATCCTCAAGGGCTACGACGGTGGCGTCGTCGTGCTCGCCCGCGACTCGGACATCGACGCACCGGTACACGTCGAGAAGGGTCTGACGACCTACATCTCGCGCACGAACCCGGACAAGCCGTACAAGCTGTTCTCGAACCCGAAGTACATCCGCACCATGCACGGCTACGAGACGGAACTCAACGACTACTGGGCGCGGAACGGGATCGGCAAGCTGCCGGTCAACGACAAGACGCGCGAGGCGGTCGTCGGACGTGCGCAGCAGGCGCTTCGGGCACGCGAGGCTGCCGGTGTGATCCAGCCAGGCTGGACGGTCGTGATCGCGTCCAACCCGAGCGACGACGACGAGTTCGTCGAGACAGTGACCGGCTGGGCGTTCGGGCGCTCGCTGGAGCAAATCTTCTTCAAGACGATCATCCGGTAAACGGACGAAAGGAGGCTAAGACATGACCGTTGCACCGGCTCCGATCTCAGTCAGCGAAGCGCTACAGCGTTACGGCGGTATGTACGGCTCGGCCTGGCGGGACGGAGTCATGCTGGCCGAAGTGGTCGAGGTCACGGGCGCGGTCGAAGTCAACCGCATCGAGGTCCCGCTGACCGGCCAGACCAAGCAGGGTTACAAGCCAGGACGCGAGACGCGCGAGGGCACCTTGCGCATCCAGAAGATCGACACGTCGTGGGAACTCGACATCAAGAAGTTCATCGGCAAGAGCCTTGCCGCACGCCGTGAAGATCGCAACCGGGGAGTCCCGAGCGTTCGGGCCTTCTCCATCCAGATCGAGTTCGACGATCCCGACGCGCTCGGAATCGAGAAGTGGCAACTCGACGGCTGCCTGATCTGGCGACTGCCGCTTGGCTTCTCGATCACCGACGACATCGTGGACCGTGAGTTCCCCCTGACCTGGGAGGACGAGACTCCGCTCTATGCGTTCCGCAAGGTGCCGGGCGCAGGCGGCATGCCCCAGGCTCAGTACGAGGGCACCCTCGGCCCGCCATCGCAGGGATAACCAGTCGTGCTCATCGACTACGAGCGTGTCGTGCTCGGCCTCAAGGAACACATCGGCTCCAAGAGGACGCACGGCAGGCCGGAGCTTCTCGAAGTGCTCGCTCGCCTCGAAGTCGAGAGCGTTCTCCCCGAGGGACAGGAAGGATTCGACGACAGAGTCCGTCCCCGCCGACCTGAGCCGGTCGGAGCAGCAAACGGCTCAACCGCTCGACGGCAATAGCGGCTGATCCTTCCGCCTCCAGGCGGCGATCACGCGCCATGCCGACAGCCCACCATCACCCGGCCTAAAGGAGGCCCGTTATGGAAAGTGGTACCGCAGAGCAGGACCGCTCCGCCATCGAAGGCGGAGTGACGCAGGAGGAGGTCGAGAAGCTCGCTCCTCCCGAGTCCATCGAGATCGCAGCAGCGCCAGGAGGCGACCAGCGCCTCTCTGACGAGGACAAGCAGGATGCAACCGACTGGTTGCTGGCCGACGACGACGACGACGGCGCAGAGGTCTACAAGACTCTGACGATCAACGTCGGTACGCCCGATGCGCCCAAGCGGATCGACTGGACGATCCGCGCCATCGACCCCGACGAGATGCGGCAGATCAGGAGTCGTGCCGGGAGCCGGGGCGGGCCGCGTGGCCGTCGGCAGCGTCAGGCGCAGACCGGAGAGGTGGACGACTCGTTCGCCAACCTGCTGATCGTGACGGCGGCGACCGTCACGCCCAACGTGCGGGAGGTCGCCAAGCAGAAGGGCATCGCAGACCCATCGGAGGTGGTCAAGCATCGCTTCCGCAAGAAGCCGGGTCTGATCGACCAACTCGCAGCGGAGATTTTCCTGTTCTCCGGCTGGGACGAGGAGGACATCCAGGAAGCGAAGGAGGTCCGCGCGGCGGGAAACTCATAAAGGGAGGAGGGGAAGCCCGCCTTCTCTATGAAGCGTGGCGATACGGAGGAATGAATCCCTACTGTCTCTACAACCTGCTCGACGAGAACTTTGTGCCGTGGGGGGGAGGAGAACCTCGTCCTCCCCTTCATCCTTCACGCGTGCGGGCGTTCATCTACGGCTGCGCCGAAGTTGCGCACGAAGAATCCCTCAAGCTCGCGGGTGTGCAAGTCCAGCGCCAGCGCGTGCCCAAGAAGGGCAACTAGGTAGGGCGGCAGGCAGACCAGTGGATGCCTTGCAGCACCTTCCCGACCTGCGACCGGGAAACACCGAACTGACGTGCGAGCGCGTCTTGGCTCGACCCCTCCTCCCGAGCCACACGTCGAAGCTCGTCGGCAAGCTCGAACGAGAGCTTGTCCGTCGGGTGGTTGAAGGAGGCGCGCTCGAACACGTCGCGAGCATTGTCCTGTCGCGTCCCAGCGTAGAGATGATCGGGCCGGACGCAGGGCTTGTTGTCGCAGGTGTGCAGCACGAGCAAACCATCTGGAACGGGGCCGATGTTGAGTTCGTAGGAGAGTCGATGGGCAAGGAGTTTCTTGCCTCCGATGCACAGGCGTCCGTAGCCGTTGGGTTGTCGGGCGCCTCGCCATTCCCAGCATCCATCCGCCGACTCGACTTGCTCCCAGAACGCTTGCTCCAGAGTGGTCACGAACAGAAGTGTAGGACGACATGACGACGGCAGAGGGCGTATTCAGATTGCTCGACCGAGCGTCGCGTCCGCTGCGCGAGATGGAGCGCCAGGCGCTTCGGACTGACGCGGCGTTCTCGAAGCTCGGCTTCACGATGGACGCCGTCGGCGGTCCCAAGACGATCCGCAACTACGAGCAGCTAGACCGGCAGATGCGGAGCATGCAGCGCACCGAGCGCAACCTAAACGTCGAGCACGAGCGCACGGTCACGAGCGTGCGCAAGGTCAACCGCGAGTACGACGGGATGTGGGCGCGCATCCGCAGGATCGGGATTTCGATTGCATCGGTGGGCAAGATCATCAGCCTGTTCAAGTTCCCGGCCATCCTCGCTGGGGTTGGTCTGCTTGTGCAGGCCGTCGGCGCGCTCGCTGGCGGCGTGGTCGCTCTGACTCCGAGGGTCGCTGATCTCGCAGGTGTGATGGCGGCGCTGCCTGGAATCTTGATCGGCGTAGGGTTGGCGGCGGTCACCGCCAAGCTCGCCTTCTCGGGACTGAGCAAGGCGATGAGCGGCAACAAGGAGGCGTTGAAGAACATGACGCCGGAGGCCAAGAGGCTGATCGACACCCTCCGGCTCTACAAGCCCGTGGTCAAGGAACTGCGCGAGGCAGCGCAGGGTGGGCTGTTCGCTGGTGTGGACTTCGCCATCCGGCGGCTCCAGCGCGGAGTCCCGATGATCGAACGGCTGCTTGGACGCTACAGCCGCACGCTCGGAGGTCTGGCGACGCGAGCCGCGCGCGGCGCGACCACGCCCGAGTTCATGCGCCAGTTCGAGGAGCTTGGGAATCAGGGCACCTTCATCATCGAGCGCATGGGAACGGGGATCGGCAACCTCGTCCATGCCGTGCTCGACCTTGCCATCGCCGCGCGGCCCTTCACGCGCTGGATCGTCCAGACGATCACAGGCTGGACTCAGTGGGCGAGAGGGGCAGCCGAGGCGGGGCGACAGTCGGGTCGCCTCCAGGCATGGCTTCATCGCACGCAGGTGGCGCTGACGAGCTTTGGTCACATCACCCGCGACGTGTGGTTCACCCTGCGTAACCTCGGACGCGCAGCCCGCCCGCTCGGAGACGACCTCTGGCAATCGGCGGAGAAGGCCACGGCTGGCTGGCGGCGCTTCACCGGCTCCATCGAGGGGCGAATGAAGTTCATCGGTGACTTCGCCGCGATGGGTGAGGGGATTCACGAGATGATCGGGCTGGTCGGTGACTTGGGCCAGGCAATCTGGCGGATGGGTACCTCTCCCGGCCTCGGCGGGATGGTCCGCAGCTTGCGCGAGTTGGTGCCGATTCTGGAGCACGTCTTGACTGTGGTGACCGCAGCCTTCGGCCCGCCGATTATCGCAGCGCTGATCTCCATTGGGCGCTTGATCGAGAACCTGAGCGGGGCGACCGGTCCGTTTGTCGTGTTCCTGCGCGCGCTGACCGGCATCGTCGATGCCTTCAACTGGTTGCTCGATCACGTGCCTGGCTTGGGTGCTCTGTTCTCGGCAGCGCTGAGTGTGATCGCCATAAACCTGTTCATCGGCAAGGTGCAGTCGCTTGCAGCGTCCTGGTGGGCAGTCGCCTCCGGCGCACAGGCAGCCGCCGCAGCACAGGTGGCTGCGACTGGCGGAGCGGCGGGTGCTGGCGGGCTTGGCGCGCTGGGAACAGTAGGCGCAGGCGCAGCAGCAGGACGCTGGGTACGCGGGGCAGGTGGAGCTATGACCTGGGAAACCGGAGCGGCGGCAGGAGCGGGAGCCGGACTGGCCGCACGAGGCGGGCTGCGTGGCCTAGGGGGAGCAGGTCGGTTGGGGCTGGGCGCTCGGGCAGTCGGCAAGTTCGCTCTGCCGGTCATGGCGATCATGGCTGCGATTGATGCGATCAGGGCCGAGCGAGAAGGAAACGTCGGTGAGCAGACCGCGCAGACGATTGGAGCCGCGATCTCGGGCGCGACACTCGGCATCGTCCCGCCCATGCAGACCCCCAGCCAGAAGCGCGAGCGCGACGAGATGCGCTACGTGGCCGGAACGGGCTACTACACCAAGGACACCGGCAGCAAGCGCGACGACTGGACGATGCTCGGCAAGTGGGCCTCCGGCGAGGGCTGGCACCGCTACCAGCAGTCTGCTCGGATGCCTACGATGCGAACGGGCATCGAGGACCAACTCCGCCTGACCGGAGCGCTTCATCCCACTAACCGCGCGGGGGTAGCCCAGCAGCTAAAGGTCTACCAGCAGTTCGCTGCCCGAGCACGCACGCTCCACGGCACAGCCCGCGATTCGGCACTCGCAGCGCTCCAGCCGGAGATCGACAAGCGCAAGGTGCTGCTCGGGCAGTTGAACGCGGAGTTCCATGCCAACCAGCGGCTCATACGCCAGAAGAAGGCCGAGCAGTCGATCAAAGTCGCGGACACCGCGTTGACGCGGATGGGCGAGCGGTTCAACGTCGATGCTCAGAGGATGGGGCCAGAGGCAGCCATGTCGAAGGTCGGTGCTCGCACGACTCGGCTGATGGGAGTGCTTGATCCCGCCGGGCGCAGAGTGCTGGCGCAGAACGTCCTCAAGTGGGCAGCCGAAGCACGCAGGCAGAACCCCAAGCTCTCGAACGAGTACGTCAAGCTCAACCGAGACATCAAGGCCAAGTTCGCGGACATGGGCGAGCGCGTGCGCATCGTCAACAGCAAGATTCTGACCGGCTCCAAGACCCAGTGGCGGCAGATTCGGCAGTCGCTCATCATGGAGTCCCAGCTTGCCAAGATCGGCCTGGCTCAGAACTTCGCCCAGATCAAGCAGATGGCGATTGGCTCACTGACGGCGATGGGCTACACCGCCAAGCAGGCGCAGTCCATCGTCGGTGGAGTCGTGGCAGGGAGGCCGGGAGGGCTTCCCCAGACGCCGGGCCAGAAGAACGCTGCGGGCTTCAACGCTGCTACGGGTGCCTTCACGCCGACTACGGGAGCACGGGGAGGCAGGATTCCGGGAAGCGGCCTGCACGACACTGTGCCGCTGCCGGGGACCAGGATGATCGCGGCTCCGGGCGAGTTGGTCGTCAACCGCCACTCTGAGCGCAAGGCCGATGCGATGCTTGGCCCGCACGGGCTGACCCTGGCCCAGATTGTCGCGGGCGAGAAGAAGAAGCACTCCGACATCCTTCCTGGACTGGCGCGCGGGGGCCGAGTTGTCGGCTCGTCGTCGGCGCTGATCTCAGAGGCCAATCGCATCTCCGCGATGAACTCCGTCTACAAGTACGGCGGCGGGCATGTGACGCCTGCGCCGGGGACGCCTCCGTGGGACTGTTCCTCGTCGGTCAGCCGACTCCTGCAAGCAGCAGGCGTGAACATTCCGACGATGGTGTCGGGGCAGTTCATGGGCTACGGGAAGCCGGGGCCGGGCTGGTTGACCGTGTACGCGAACCCCGGTCACGTCTACACGACCATCGGTGGTCACGCGTGGGGCACTTCGACTTCACGGCCAGGCGGCGGGCCGGGCTGGTTCTCCGGCGGTGCTCGACCGGGCTTCGCGGTACGTCATGTGCCGATGGGTCCAGGCGGCGGCTTGTTCGGCATGCCGGGCGCGGTAGGAGGACTCAATCTCACGCTCCCGCCTGCACACGTTGGAGGTATCCCCGGCATGCTGGAGACAGCCGGAGAGAAGGCTTACGCCGCAGGCTTGAGCAACAAGGTTGCCTGGGGTGGCTGGCATGGAGCAGGCGGTTCGTTCGTCGCCCGACGCCCGACGCTGATCGGTGTGGGCGAGCGCGGGCCAGAGCCAGTCCACATCGGCGGCTCCAGCACGGGTGGGCATCGGCTCACGGTCCACATCGGCACGATTCAGAACCACCGCGAGGGCGACATCCAGCGCGAGATCGAGCGCGCGATCCACAAGGTTGCCGACCACCTCTTTGGGGCGACGATGGAATCCGAGCAGAAGGCGTTGAGCTAGATGTCGAGAGTGATAGGCGAAAACGGCGACATCATCATCGAGCCAGTACCGGAGCCGCCGCCGCAGCCACCGCCGGGAGTCAAGCTCACAGGGCCGGGCTTGCGCGTCGTCCTGGAGCGCATCCCTGGCATCACCAAGAAGGGGCTGCTCGACCAGCCCTTCCGGTTCCAGGTGCCCCCGCTCGATGCCTTCCGGCACCAGCACGCGCACTCCTGGCTCGACTACGACACGATCCTCTCGGGCCAGTTCTCCCGCAAGGGAGGCAGGCAGCTAATCGTGATCCCCTTCCAGGCGTTGTTCCTCGACTGGACGCCGACCTGGGCGGTGATCCAGGACGAGAACTACCTACCCGATCCTCTCCGCGTCACCCGCGATCTGCTGGAGCTTCTGGAAACCGGCTCACCCTTCTACTTCACGGCGGGCCAGCCGGAACTGTGGGGCCACTACGACATCCTCGACCTGCCGATGAAGCTGACGACGATAGATGTCGAGGAGCGCGGAGGCGAGATCGACGCGCGCTACACCGATGTCACCTTCGTCGAGTACCGCTCTCCGAAGCTGATCGACACCAAGAAGAAGGGCAAGGGCCGCAAGCGCTCCTCGGACAAGCTGCCCTCCTGGGTGCAAGTCAACGAGAACGGATCGGCCCGCGACAAGTCCGGCCATCACTTCGCCGCACCCTGCACCCTGCACAAGCTCGCGCTCCACTTCTACGGGAGTCACGGAAAGTGGAAGCTGATTGCCAAGCGCAACGGCATGAGCAACTTCGCTGCCGGTCGCTCGCTAGGTAACTGGGCCAGGCGTCACCGGGGGGCC